AGTGGTGGCTCCTTTAGTAATTGTCACGCATTAACATCATTCAATCTTCCAGATACAGTAACCTCAATGGGGCCGTCTGCATTTTCCGAGTGTTATAATCTGTATTCCATTATAATCCCAAGCGGAGTAACGACTATCCAAGATACGTTATTCTACAACTGTACCCAGTTGATGTCAATAGTATTCAAAATGCTGACCGCTCCAGGTGTGGGCGGGGCAAATTGGAAGACCGGAACTCCGCTTGCGATAAGGGGTCATGCATATAGTAATTCTAACTTCCCAACACCGGGAAATACATGGAATACTTTGATAATGGGGAGTAATATAGATGGGAGCAGAGTTATCCTATCTGATAGCATTTTTGTTAAACTAATTACCAAGACCATACTGTCAGACACCAGAATCAAGAAATCCGACATTACAAAGACAATACTATCTAATTCTAAATTCAAACACGTCATTACTAAAACAATACTATCCGACGTCCGATATAAACATACGATTACTAAGACCGTAATATCTAACAGTAGATACTTCAAACCGGATAATACTAAGACCATTTTATCAAATGCTGTATTAACAAAGACCAGAACAAAGACTATATTATCAGATTCGAGATATAAATTACTTAATACAAAGACCATATTATCCAATTCAATATTTAAGAAATTAGATAATTGGCTAAGTCAACTATCAAATGCAAGAATAAAGAAAAATATAACCCTGACCATATTATCCGACGCCCATTTCAACCCAACTCCCAAGTCAATAACCATAGTATCTGATGCGCTGATTAAGAAAAATAATATCATCAAGACAATACTGTCTGATTCGAGATTTAAGAAGATAGAGAATGCTAAGACAATACTATCAGACTCACTATTCAAAAAATCTGGAATAACTAATACCATTCTTTCTGCAGCCAGATTTATAAAGATGGGGAATATAAAAACTAAACTATCCGATGCCAAGTTCATTAGATACGGTCAGCTTACCAAGTCTTCCGATAGCGAATATGTCCGTAGAATACTTTGCCCTTCAGACTCAAGGTTCTATAAATTAGGTAGTGAAATATATAAAGTATCGGATGCGTTGCTGATAGATTTCAGCACATGGCATGCTACCATGAACGGAACAATTGTTAACGATGGTGGTATGGACTGTGATGAACGTGGCTTTGATTGGGGAGTAACGTCTGGAGTATATACCAGCGATTGGACCGAATTAGGAGCATTCAACATAGGTACGTTCTCCCATACACTGACCACATTATTCCCCGGAACCATATTATATTATAGAGCCAAGGCCCATAACAGTTTCGGTTGGTCATACGGGGTCGAACAGATAATTATAATTCCAGTAACTAATAAACACTTTGAGGTTTCAGATGTTAGGTTCCTAAGACAAATACCGTTCGATAAGGCATCTGATGCTATATTCCTGAAAATAGGGGAAGTTACCCTCGACGGTGATGCTAAGTTCTATCAACCAGGAGTGACAATAGATAAATCATCCGATGCAGTATTCTTCCAGTATAATAACGATATACTCAAACTATCGGATGTTAGAATATTAAAGCCCGATTTGACGTTAACAGTGTTAAGTGACAGTAGAATGTTATTGACCGGGATACAAGTAGATATATTATCGGACAGTCGGTTCAAACTTACCAGCAGTACGTTGATTAGATATTCGGATGCGACGTTCTGGCAACTTACTTATATGATATATAAGACATCCAATGCTAAGATAGAACTGACACCCAATACATTCACAATACTGGCAGATTCAAGATTTACCAGCATAGGAATTCAATTATATAAGACATCTAATGCGTTGTTCGAAGGAGTACATTCCTATATCAGACTGCACGGGACGATAACCGATACAAGACATCTACACGGTCTGTTAGAAGAAGATGACGATGACTTACATGGAGTATTAGTAGAGATACAACATAAACACGGAATAAAATAGTAATAGGAGGTTACAACATGGTATTGACAGCACAGGATTTCGAGGCGATTGCGGGGGATAATGCCAATCTTGAGATTCACGTCCAAGAATACGATACAAATGGAGTATTACAGGACGTTACACTCACGGGAAGCACTATCACTTGGGTACTTAAGACGGCAATTGATAGCACTACAGCATTGGTAACAAAGACCAGCGCGGTAATAACTGAGATTGAGATACTGAATCAGGTATCGAACAAAGGGAAGTTCGTAGTATACTTGCTCCCAGCAGACACAGTTAATCTATCCGCCAGTAAGTATTATCACGGAGCATTGGTATATGACGTGGCTTTAGACAGACACACGGTAACGACTGGGTATGTTACATTATATCCGAAGGTAGTATAATGACGACACCAAACGAATCAATTGAACATGGCACATATATATACTCTGAGGACATTAATACAACGGGAGCGCGACCAACGCGTCGCCCCGTCCTCATGAGGCAGTATTTGTCCAACATGGGTAGAAAAAGTAAGCTAACCCCAGAACTGCAAAGTAGGTTAGTTCAATCTATATCTGAGGGTAACACTATAGAGAATTCTTGTAACAGATGTAATATTCACCCAGATACTTTCTATTCTTGGATGCAACGTGCTAATGATGACCCAGCAAATGTTTATACTGCCTTTTCCACAGCAATCAAAAGTGCCCGCGCTGAAGCGGAAGCATACCATGTAGCCAATATCAAGAAAGCGGGAGACAAGATTTGGACGGCAAGCGCATGGTATCTTGAGCGAAGTAATCCAGACAAGTGGGCGTTGCGAAAGCCCGCAGAACCTACCGCTCCCGCGCACCCGATAGTTGAGAATGAAGGGGCAAGTGCGTCCAATGATGCGTTCAGGACGTTCATGAAACAACTGATATCCAACCATCCAGAACTCAAGGATGAAATGATTGAGTTGCTCAAGGCGGTATCAAGATGATTGCGAAAACTGAGATAGAGGACGTTCTCCCAATCATATCGGACTTCGAACCTAATGGACATATATATACATTGAACCCTTCTCTATGGGCTAAAGAACAGTTGAACATTACCCTCGACAAGTGGCAAGAAGACGTATTGAACAGCAATCACAAGCGAAAGGTCCTGAATTGCAGCAGACAATCGGGAAAGTCCACAGTAGCAGCGATTAAGGCCCTTCATAGGGCAATACATTATAACAAGTCATTGATTTTACTTATTTCACCGTCGTTGAGACAATCTTCAGAATTATTCAGGAAGGTAGCAGAACTATATAACACTTTACCGGGACGGCAGAAGTTAGCCGAAGATAATAGGCTGTCGATGATGTTGCGTAGTGGGTCGCGCATTGTCTCACTGCCGTCCTCCGAATCAACCATTAGAGGATATAGCAACGTCGATTTGATAATAGAGGACGAATCGGCGGCAGTTCCAGACGATTTGATATCTGCTTGCACACCCATGTTAGCAGTAAGCAATGGAGAATACATCCAACTTAGCACACCCAGGGGAAAGAAAGGACACTTCTGGGACGCATGGCAGTCTACGGATTGGGAGCGAACCACCATCACCGCTGACCAAGTGCCGCGCATATCCAAGGAATTCTTAGAGTTGGAGCGTCGAAATCGTGGGAGCAGGATATATTCTCAGGAATATATGTGCCAGTTCTTGGACGTTGCGGGCGCGGGCATGTTCAGGCGCGAATGGTTCCCCATAGTGGATTCATATCCAAAGGAAGCACGGATAATCAGACGTTGGGATAAGGCTGCTACGGCAGAAGGAGGAGACTACACCGCCGGGTTGAAACTTGCAGAGCATAAAGGTATATATTATATAGTAGATGTGCGTCATATACATAATACTCCCGGTCAGAATGAATCTTTAATACGGCAGACCGCGCAGGTGGATGGGATTCTCACTAAAGTGAGGATGGAGGAAGAAGGGGGCAGTTCTGGGAAGGATACTACTGACCACTATGCGCGTGAGGTTCTCAAAGGGTTTGATTTCAAGGGAGTAAGAAGCACTGGGAGTAAGATAATTAGAGCCGAACCAGTATCCGCTGCTGCTGAAGCAGGGAACATCAAGATAGTTAGAGGTAATTGGGATGTCAACGGACTACTGGACGAACTGACTTCATTTCCAGAAGGAGAATTTGATGACCAGGTTGACGCTCTAAGCGGGGCATACTCCGATTTCAATACCGCACTTAATTCTAATAGATTCATAGGATACGTTGGACACGGAAATGGAGGCAATCCCTGATGAGCATCTGGACTAAAATATTCGGAGTGACGGACCCCAAGGCTGAACCTCTAACATATCCGTCGAAAGCATTCGGAACGAACAAGTCATTCTTCACCACGGAAGAAAAGGACCTGGCTAAGTTCAGGCGTGTCTATGAACAAGGAGGATTGGTGGGCGAAGCCATCGATACCTATCCACTATTCACACTTACCAATGGGTATAGATTAGAAAGCGACAATGAAACATCGGAAGAAATGGTGCAGGACTTCTACGATAAGATAGATATTGAGACCTGTATCAGCCAACTTATAGTCGATTCGTTGGTCATCGGGAAGGGATATGCGGAGATAGTCTATAACCGCGCCGGAAACGCTATAGTGGGGCTTCTACCGCGTCCGGCGGAGACATTCACTGAGAACCTTGATGAAAAGGGCAACGTTCTGTCTTACACTCAAACAGTGACCAGGAATTCAACAGTAATCAAAGTGGATTTGAAACCGGAACAGATATTCGTTCTGGACCTTCATATGCCGTTGATTAGACGTGCCATGAAGGATATATTGATTGATGCGGCAGTAGCAGATGGGACCGCAACAGCTATTCAAAGACATGGATATCCAAGATATCACGTTAAGATTGGCCAGCCCGGTGAAGACGTTCCACTACAGACATTAATGGATAACGGCAGACAATTCGAACAGATAAAGCCAAATCACGAATGGGTGACCACTAAGGACGTTGAAGTATTGAATATCGACCAGTCCGGTGTCACCAATACCGCCGCATATAGCGATTGGTCGATACAGCGTGTGTGCACGGCATTGGGGGTTCCCGAAGAAATGTTGGGATTGGGCCGTGGTAGCACGGAAGCAACCAGCAAGGTAAGGATTAAATGCTTCAATGATAAGATTGGGACCATACAGAAGATGGTGGCAAGACAGTTGGATGTTCAACTGGTAGATAAGTTGACGGGTAATCCCGGTAGCGTTTGGACCGAATTCAATGACGTATCGCCAGCGGATGAAAATCTAAAGGCAGATTATGCAGTCAAATTGCTGACCGCTAACCCAATGGACCCCTATGCGATTGTTACCCCGGAGTGGGTAAGGGACTATCTTGGGATAGAGATTAGTCCAGAACAATTGATGGATATGAATGACGAATTGAACTTGAAAGAAGAACCAGTTCCGGAGGTGATTGTCGATGAAAAGAATGTCCCTCCGGCTCCGTAAAGACCCGTCGCAGACCGCCTCATTAAGAATCAGATACGCTAAGGACTTAGTATATCTGTTGAAGAACTTCAATAAGAACGTCCCGAACATACTGAACCGTAGGGCACTTGCGGCAGAACCGATAACTAATATAGCCCCAAGCATAGTATATACCATCAATGGCGTTATAATGAATCAAGTGAACGAACCCGCCCGTCAGATAACAGCGAAATATTCCAAGGAAGCGTATCTTAGAGGACAACTATTTGCGGATACGGTATTGAAGACGGACGCAAAGATGAACTATCTGGGCAACCAGAAGGCCATAGAGATATTACAAATCAGACAGCAAGCAGCGTTCGTAGGCATCACCGACGATATGTCGAAGAAAATAGTTAACACCATCACCGACGGATTGCTAAAGGGAGTTAATCCTAACATTATCGCTAAGGATATCACCGCGTCGGTAGACATATCAATTGCCCGCGCGAAGACAATTGCCCGCACGGAGACCATGTATGCTTACAATCAAGCGGCTATAGACCGTTTCAAATCACAGAATATTGATGAAGTCCAATGGCTGGCAGCCATGAAAGATACCACTTGCGAAGAATGTGCAGACCTTGATGGACAGATATTCCCAATGGGAAGTCAACCAGAATGTCCGTTACATCCGAATTGTTTATGTGTGATACAACCAGTGATACCGGAGGGTGTGTAATATGAACATCGATGAAACTACGATTATAACTATATTGACAGTGCTTGCTCCCGTGATTGGGATGATAGTCGCTTGGATGAAGAAGAAGTTAGGCGATACTCAAGGGGACATGGCATTCGTCACTCTACAGGGATGGGTGTCTGAAGCGAAGAATCTATCCATAAGTTTCCCAGAACTCAAGCCATATGTAGAGGAATTGGCGCGGACGGTCGAACATGCTCAATCATTATGGGCAGACCCATCAAATAACAGTGCTGAATTGGCTCAGGTATACGCTCACGCAAGCGTGTTGATATCTAAGATTTACGACATAGTGAGAAAGTATGCACCAGGCGGAGGTAAATAGAATGCCGGATAAATCAATTGATGACAATAGCACATGTAAGGATAGTAAGGACCGCGAATCGTGCGCATCCGAAATAGCGCACTCTGCGGTAAAGAAGAAGGAAGGTGAAAAACCAAATGAAGAAACTATCGTTACTATGGATAAAGCTGAAACTATCAATGAAGAAAGTCTTCCATCGAAAGTGAATATCGTCAGACGAATGCTGAACCAGAACATGTCCGATTTGAATTTTGTTCAGCGTGATGACGGTTCACTGATAGTCCATAATGTAGTTCTTTTGGCTCCAGGGACTTGGACCGATTCGTTGGCAAGGACCCCGTGCCGTTATAAGAAAGAACTATTGGGAAAATGTGCGACTAATTGGGATGCTAATGGACTATGGACCAGGCATGCGGGAGGCAACTCACGCTCAGTTACCGACAAGATTGGACTGGCAAGAATGCCCAGACAAGACCCTGCGACCGGTAACATAGTGGGTGATTTATGGTATCACTGCAAGACACAGAACAGTAGAGATACTGCCGAAATGGTGAAGGCCGGTATCATTGACGCTGTAAGCGTGGAGATGGATGTTCGTGAGACATTCAACCCAGCCGAACAGGTATATGATGCGGTTGACCTTACCTTTACGGGAGTTGCGCATGTGGACCAGGGTGCGTGTACGGTGTGTAAGGTACCCAAGCGTAATAATGAAAAATATGAACAGAACGATATAAACAAAACAGAGGTTACAATGAATGAAGAACCAGAGGTAAAGAAGGAGTTATCCGACTTGGATATTTTTAAGGCAGATGTTGAGAAACAGAATGCCATCACAGCCGAGCAACTCAAAACCCTCTCTGCAGAACTTGAATCGACCAAACAAGAATTAGAGAAGTCGAAACAGATGATTGCTGAGAAGGACGTAAAGAACAACGAATTGAACGCAAAGGTGGTTGCCCTTGAGAACCTGCCGGACCCGAAAACATTAGCACCCGAAGTCACAGCGACAGTAATCAAGACCGACATGGAAGTTCCCAAATATCCGGGAAAACTCCCACGAATTGACCACGATAGCGTTATATGTGAGTGAGGTGACTAAAAATGGCAGATATAGCGGCATTTCCTACGATTAGGAACGTGGTATATTCAGGAAAGAACTTTCACAAGTTCATTGCGACGACAGCGGTAAAGGCCGGACAAGTAGTGGCCTTCGCCAATCCAGCCGTATCCGGAGCGGTAATTCCCGCAGTTAAAGCAACTTCATTGCAGCCAATCGGAGTGGCAATAAACAATGCGGATGCTGGAAAGAAAGTGGCGGTCGCATGTAACGGGTGTTGGGTATATGTAGCCAACGCTGAAAGCGACGTCGATATCGACGCCGGTCATGTCCTGGAGGATAATGATAATGCAACCGCACCAGGGAGTGTATCCATGGCTGCGGAGACTAACGGTGGAGGGGCTGTTGCCCTGGTGAAATACACCGTCGGCGTATCAATAGATGATATCGCTCGAAGTTCTACCGGGAGAATGCTGGTGAAGTGCGGGGTAATGCTTGCACCTAATACAGCGTAAATAAGGAGGACAAAAACATGGCAGACATATTAGTATTTCCGACAATAAGAAATGTCCTCTGTGAAGGGGATAATCTGGTGAAATTCACGGCTACTGCCGCTATAAAAGCGGGACAGGTCGTGGCATTCGCTGCGGCTGGTAACAGTATGGCGGTTCTACCCGCCGTTAAAGGTGTTACAGGTCAACCTATAGGAGTGGCAATCGAGGATATTGCCATCACCAAGGAAGGGCCAATCGCAATGGATGGATGTATCGTGAACGTGGTCAATGCTGACGATGCTGCGGATATCGCTGCAGGTGTCATCATAGAAGACAATGCTAACGCAATCGGTGGAACGGTCTCCGCTATGGCAATGGTAGAGGCTGGAGTTGTTAGCGTAGTTAAGCACCAAGTCGGGATTATGTTGGACGCCAACGTTGCTGCCACAGTAGGTGGGGGCATATCAAGAATGTTGATAAGTTGTGGTCTGGCTACAGTTCCGATGAATGCGTAAGGAGGTAAAAAACATGGGAGCAATTGTAGCATTCCCGACGATGCGAAACGTATTGTATTCGGGAGACAATATTCAGAAGTTCACTGCAACAGCAATTGTCAAGGCTGGACAAGTGGTAGCGTTTGCTGACACTGGGTTAAGCGACTCAGTTCTAAAGTCGGTGAAAGCCACTACTAAACAACCCATTGGCGTTGCGCTGTATGGAGTAGGTGCGGGCGAAAGCGTGGCCGTAGCAATGGATGGTTGCATAGTATATGTAGCCAATACCGATGCGGTCACTACTATTGATGCTGGAGACGTTCTGGAAAGTACCACGAACGCCGTTGGCGGATGTGTTGACGCTTGCGCAGTGGTAACTACAGGAGTAAAAGGATTACTTCTACAGAAAATCGGTATCGCCGTTGACGATATCGCTGCAAGTGGAACAGGAAGAATGCTTATTACAGCGGGCTATTTTACAACCGCTAACGATGCGTAGATAAATAAATATAACAAAAGGTGATTAAAAATGGATGAAATCCAATTAAGTGCAAAGAACAGACTGGCAAGAATGCTGGAGTTAGCCTTTGACCCGTATAATGGGCGCAAAGTAGATATAGTGAATACACTTCCCAAGGAAATGTCATTTAACCAAGATGGGCAGATAAAGACAATCAAGCGTGAGTTGCTTCTGACCGAGGGAATTGAATCGACGGGACTGGTACAGACCGCTGTTGCTCAGACTGTCGCGGAGGGTGCTAATCAGGCAAAGTGCTGGATGAACATTCTACCCATCTTCAGACTGAAGGGTAATGCGTATATTCACGCTTACGGTGAGGGTGGAATGTATGCGGCAGAGGTCCCTGAAGCGGCTGAAGTTCCGAACAGGACCCAAGACTATGGTGCAGCTACCTTCGCGGTGAAGAAGTACGCTCAATCCCCAAAGATTAGCAAGGAAATGGTTGAGGACGCAATGGTGGATGTTATCGCTCAGGAAATTCAATTCGCCGGTAAAGCGGTCATGAACAGTGTGGAGCGTGTCATACTCGACGCCATGCTGCAGGGAAGCGGAACGGCGTTCGATACCCTGGCGGCTAATCAGGGTGTGAAGGCCGTTATGAAGTCTCAAGCACTCCTACGTGGTCTGGGATTCGACCCGAAGGCGGTTGTCCTTCACCCAGAAGCAGAAGGAATATGTCTGCAGGACCTGGCCCCGTCGTATAACTTTGGCGGACAGGCGGTTGCGGGCAATGGCCTGATGCCCCAAGGCTACCTGGGTCTATCGTGGAACACTTGTGGTGTAGCTTGCACTACCGGTGGAACCTATACCTGGGACTACGACGCGGACGACGAAGTCGGTATGCTTATCGTTGACCCCGCCAGATGCGGTGGGATAGCGGTCGCACGTCCACTTACCGTGGATGAATATGCGGACCCTATTCACGACTTGCAGGGCATGATGGTCAGCATGCGTATGGATGCTAAGACCTTCGTTACGACAGCCATCTGTAGAGTGCTGTTCTAAACCTATTACTTAAACCTTTTCCAAACCCTTTCAAACCCTTTCAATGGAGATAACAATGGCTCTAACGTCGAATAATTCGGGAAAATACCTGATGAAAAGGTGGCATGAAATGCGCGATAAAGCAATCGAAGATAGGACGCAATTCAGTCAAGCAGAATTAGATTGGTTGGAAGTGACAGCGGATGAAGGTCAGGGGGAATTCAATAAGTTGAATTTCGAAACAGATAATCAACCTATAGATATGCATGCTCCCGACGGACCAGCAAAGGTAAGACGTATCGATATTAGAGATAGACCGGAGGCAAAGTGATATACATGGCGTATTGTATATATTTAGAATTAAAGAATTTGACCGGAACTGAACTGGCTACAGACATACTTGATGATATCATTGCCCAGGCGGATAATGAAATAAACTCAACTCTGCTTGCTTCTGGAATAAGTCCTCCCGGAGCGAATAATATGTTGAAGGCGGCTTCGCTTAAACTGAGCATGATTGGCGTGATGACAAGACATAGAATGGACGGAACACAACCAGGGTCATTGAGTTTGGGTGATATCACTCTATCCGACGATATCAATGGGGCAATCGCTCAATTAAGAAGCGAAGCAAGAATATTGATTAACAATTATATAGTTTCGAATAATGCGTCTACCCGGAGGGCGGAGCGCGTATATAAAGTTAACGGATAAGAAGGTGAATACAGATGCGACTAACACAAAGTAATCTAATCGAGAATGCGCTGATAGCAGATGTGGCGAATATCGCACAGTCGGGAACATATAATACCGGTTCAAACATCAATGAAATATATATCGGTGGCAGCGACTATGTTGATATTCAAATGAAGGTAACTGGGGAAGCTGCGGCCAATGGGGTGGTGACCTTTAACTGGTTGCTTACCAACGATAACACAAGTTATCCCACGGTAGCAAGTTTCCAATCGGTCATAACCATGACAAGTAATACTATCACCAAGGAAGGAAAACAATATTTCATTGGTGGATATAAGTATATGAAACTACTGAGTATTACTAATGGAGACGCTGCTAAGGACGCTACCGCAGTGAACGCATTGGTCTCAAGTATAGGTTAGGGTGATTTAAATGGTGGATACCTACGATTTAAATACAACCTCAGACGCAACATACTTTAAATCAGGTAATCCTCTAACTGTCCTATCTGACGCCCGATGTTTCAAACCAGATAATACCGACACCATACTGTCCGATGGTAGATTCAATAAATTCGGTAACATTCTCACTATTCTATCGAATGGTAGATTTAAACTGAACGTCACAAGAACCTCTCTGGCAGCCGAATCAGTGGTATTAGGAGCATATACTAACCAGAACGTTCATATCATAGATAGAACGCCGGTAATACATGAAGTTAGACGTGAGGACTTGAACAGAAACCGTATCGTGGGGAGATGAAAACAAATGAAAAGTGGGTCATTACGCTGGTTGACGCAGACCGTATCTATTGCTCCGTATAGTGGGAGCAATGAATATGGGGAGTCTACCTATGGGAGCGCGGTCACATATGATGCCAGGGTGGTAATGACCCAGAAAGTGTTAGTGGATGATAAGGGGAATAAACGATTATCGTCTTGCCAGATATATCTGGACGGGAGTTGTCCAGTGACCAGTATCAGCAAGATAACCTTATCGGATGGGACCTCCCCGCTTATATTAGATGTGAAGACCGTCTATGGTTCCGAAGGGAGCGCATATATGAAGGTGGTGAGCACCTAATGCCGATAATCCAGGTCACCGTAGACGGTATCGATGGATTGATAGCCAGTTTAGAGACGTTCTTCGATGGATATTCGGATACCGCAGCAAACGCCTTAAGGATAGAGGGAGAAAAGGTCATTCGCGATAGTCGCCCCAAGGTCCCGGTAGATACTGGATTACTTAGAGCATCTGGCACGGTAAAAGAACCAATTGTGAACGACGGACAGATAGATGTTGATATGGGATATTATACAGACTATGCTCAATACGTTGAAGCAGGTCAACCACATACATTATCGGGTGATGAAGCCGAACACGCTGTAGGACAATCGCATTTCATGCGGGAGACCTTCAATACCGCCGACCCATTCATATTGGAGAACGTAGCCAAGCGCATAGATACGCTAATCATAGGAGGAATGTAATGCTGGCTAAGGATATTAAGGATTATCTTATAGCGGAGGGGATTGGAACGTCATTGAACATATTCGCCGGTCCAATCAATGAAGGTGTCACTACGGGAATAGGATTGTTCGAGAAGGCCGGTAGAGCACCCGATAAAGTCGTCAATCTTGAGTTCCCATCATTAGATTTACTTGTTGCGGGAGTGGATAAACTAACCGCATACAATCTATGCTATGATGCTTATATGGCTCTGCATCAAGTAACAGATGAAACGATAAACGCAATCCTTTACAAAAGGATAGAGGCCAACGGGAGCGTTCAATACTACGGGAACGATAATAATGGACGTTTTCTTTATATAGTTGGCTTTGATGTCATAAAAGAAACAGAGGTGTAATAATGTCAGTAATCACAACCGGAGAATTAGAGCAATTGTATTATGTAGCAGAGACGGTCTATGGAACGACCCCGCCAGTAGGAACCATTGCTACATTGACGTGGGGTGCGGATTTACTACAAGTGAAAGATACAACGGACTTTCAAAGAACGTTCGATTATATCAGCGACAGCAGGGCATATGGTGTCACTACACGCGGTATGGCCAAGTGTGGGTTCGATGCTAAGTGCTATGCCCGAAACAACGCAACTCCATATTTCTGGACTAACTTCTTCGCTCTATACGCTTTGGGAGCGGTAGGGGCGGTCACGGAGCATTTGCCAAGTTTCAGCGCACAGATAAGCATCAAGCAAGGTGCGGCATATCAACGCTTCCTATATAACGGATGTAAGATGACCAAGTTGGTCATGGGTTCAGAAGGAGTGGGAAGGCCGATTGTGTTCGACGCAAGTATTCTGGCAAGATATGTATCATACTCTACCAGTAAGGCCTTTTCGGGATTACAATCGTTGACGCTGGGAGCAGACCCCGGCGACCCGATTGCTTCAAGCGACCCGGTATCATGGCTTAAGAAACTGGGATATACTCTATCGGGTGGAGCGACCACTGACCTTTTGGCGCGAACTTGGAAGTTAACTATAGACAATCATCTACAGGCAATGCCCGCTAACATATTAAGTGGGGCAACATATTATCCAATCGCAAGCACCATTGAGGAAGAAAACCGTGAGATAATCTTCGAAGCGACCATTCCAGCGCAAGACCAGACCTTTGAGACTGCGAAGCGTAATGGGACTGCGATGACTTCATTGACCATCCCGGCAGACAACAAGACGATAACTCTAAGCAATGGATACTTCGACGATACAGACTTCCCAACTTACAAGCAAGGTTTGAACGACGAAAACATAAAGATACACTTCAAGACTATAACCATAGCGTGAGGTGAATCTGATGCCGTTGTTTGAAATAAAGGGTAATATAAATAACATACCTGCGGAAAAGAAAGTCTCAATGAAGGATATACTTGAGATGCATAGAATGCGTTGGGACTATACATGTTCATTGGGAACCATTCGTCTCCGCAGACTGACATTATTAGACCAGGAAAAGACCGTCATACGCCTCGAACGGGAGCACCCTGATTATTTCAAACTAAGCGAACGGGCTGGGCAACTATGGCATGCAGTTGACGCTGGGGGAGCATTATCCCCGGAAGAACAGATAGAGATGACCGACTTGATTGTCAAACTGCAGCCATACGCCCATGAATTCAGTTGCGCATGCTTTGAAGACCCAATTGTCAACAGTGGAGAAGAACTGGGGCATCTATTATTCGAATTGAAGACCGATGAACGTCAAGAACTTATGGACATACTTATGACGTTGGCTTCCTCTATCGTCGATGGTAAACTTAATTCAGTTGCCTTGACGTTGAGCAAGGAGTTCAATATCAAACTGGCGGATGACTTGACCATGGAGAATATGACCGCCTCCCAAGCAGTTAGTTTGATTAAGAATATGAATGATAGGCAAGGAGATACCAATGGTTGATAATATTCCCTTTACCCTCGAAGATATTAAAGTCGATACACTGTATACTCATCAAATATTAGCAAAATCTTCTGGTAAATTTTATTCATCCCAAACTATTGATAAATTAAAATCCATAGTATTAGATAATGATAAATTATTGAAAAAATATACTGAAATACTTGTTTCTAAAGGAGTTGTAATCAATGGAAGGATATATGGTATATATAAAGTTGATGAACAAACCCAAACATTAGCAATGGATATAGAAACATTACAACGTTCAGAATCGGCAAAAAAGGGTATAGAAGAACGCGCAAATACATTAGCACCAAAAAGTAGAATACCTATAATAAGGGCCGCAGTATTAGCGACTACTGGTTTACAATTTATATTTAAAGATAATATGGCCGCCATGAATATTTTAAAAAATGTTAGTGTGGCAGCAATTGTGTTGTCGGCTGGATATGCAGTATGGAGAGCATATATAATAGCACAAACTAACTTTCAAACGATAGCGGCAGCGGCAGACACCGCAATAGCCGTTGCCAGTCAGAACTGGATAGGAATAGCCGCTGCAGCAGCCGCGTCCGCAGCAGTATTTGTTGCTTTTAATGTAACTTATTCTTATGCTCAAACTATGAATATATCAGCAGATGTTTCCACACCTGCTGGCCGTAGAGCGGCACAATCAACGTTAGGGGGAGTTGCCTATGGCTGATGATAGAACAGTTGAATACACCATGCGATTAATTGATAATGTCAGCACTACTAAAGATAATATGATTAACGCTGAGAAACAATATCAACAAGCAGTTGTAGACACTACCGAAACTACAGAAATATCAGGAAAATCTACTAAACAAGCAACAGCGGCTCAGGCAGATTTGTCTACAACGGCTGATACGGCAACTGTATCATTAGGAAGTACAGTTACAGCAGTTAATCAGGTAGGAAATGCAGAAGAACAATTAACGCAAACATTAAGAAATCAGAATTCAGAATTGATTGGATTAACAACTACTGAAAGGGATTCCACTATTAAAAAACAGGTTAATTATATCGCGCAAATAACTACTGTTAGAGCACTTCACTCCGCAATGTCATTAACTACTAATGCTTTTAGAGAATTGAATTTAGTTAATGAAGATGGATTAAAGACCATGCGACAATTTGGTGCTGTGATAGATTTGGTTCTTGCGGGTTATCAGGGATTTAAAGCCGTAAATCAGATACTTGAGGGGACTAGGGCAATTACCATAGCATTGTTAGCAGTTGAAAGATATCGAGAATTAATAAATAGACCCTGGGTGGCTATTGGAATGATGGCCTTATCAGGAATAGTGGGTGCGGCTGGAGGATATGTAGCAGGTTCATTATCACGACCCACTTCCACGGTAAATAATAATCAGGTTATCAATTTCACAGCACCAACTACTGGTAGCGACCAAAGACAGGTCACAAGAAGTTCATTAGAATCATGGGGAGGTTATTAGAATGGCGACATACTATGCAGTTGCGAATGGTCTATGGAAGACCAGCACGACATGGTCGAATACTCCGGGAGGAGCTGCGGGGTTCGTTCCGGGTATCAATGACCAAGGATTGATTGGTTATCCATATACCGTTACGGTAGATACGGGCATGCAGTGTGGTGGATGGTGGGTTGACGGGGGAACGATGATTATCAATGCGGATATAACCATGACCGATATGTATCCCATCTCCGGGCATCACATCAATTTCAGTCAAGTAGCAACCAGCAAAGTATATTCAACCTATGCTACTATAAATACCCCGTACTTAATCAAATCATCAAGCGCGATACCGACCAATCCTATAACTATGATGATATATAACACTACCGGACCTGAATTACGCACATTCAACCTGGATTATTTCACATTAAAGGGGTTCGCACCGTTCATAGGGAACACTAATTTTCACATGCACTGTAACGACCAGACAAATGTCAATTCGGTTTGGATTACCGATGTCACTCCCATAGAAAGGGATACCTCCATGTTAGAGCATGTCATTCTGGGCAGGACAAGGAGCAGGATATATAGATTGGGAGACCATGCGGGGAGTTGCGTTGTCAGTGGGTATTGTAATTGGGATTCATACTTCCCGACCCTTATCCGTAATATGAAGGCAGATGGGACCAGGGTAGGATTGATATGGGACAGGGTGACCATGCCGTTCGCAAGGATAGAGGGGGTTCCAAGATTCACTCCCAAGCGCGGTAGCCCGCGCGTGGACTTCAGCATAACGTTGGTCGAGGACTTCTAATGACCGCCGGGGACGCAAGTGTAAAGATATGGAAGAATGCTAATGACTATCTTCTATATGATAATTATACTAATGCTCAAACCAGCAAGTTGATGAACTTCGAATATCAACATATAGAGAACTATCCCAAGAAGTTGAAGGTAACGCTATCGAACGCCGATACCGATAGATATAATATTCTATCCGCTACCTTTCAGGGATGGTCTAATGGGGCATTAATCGCAGCCGTAGATATAGGGGATTATGTTGGCTTTGGATTGGCTCCGACCACTACAGGCACGGTTGTGAACGTATTCTGGGGTGTAATCGCGGATATTCAACCAGACTTCTCCAGTGGCACTGTTACATTGGTATGTGATGAACTGAGTGAGATGTATGAAGGGATAAAATCCAATAAACTGGTATTCTCTCATTTTAGAGACGGTAAGATTGTCCAAGATTCTAAAACTACCGCTGCAAATTATTGGGCATTGACTGGAATAACTGAATCTGTAATCGCGCTACCGTTCTCAAAGGTAGAGTTCTGCGCTTCCGATTCCATCATTGAGACATATACTCCTGGAATAATGGCGGAGGAAGCCTTCACCAATGGACAACTTGCTCAGAAATGGCTTAACCTTGACGCTGATGCGTTATTCGGTCTTAGTTTCACGGTAACTAACCTACTTGGAAGTGCTCACACACTAACAGTAGTTCTTCATCCCGATAATGGGAGTGGAAAACCTAATACCGCAATAACATTAGCAACATCGGAGATAGCTATTATAAACGCGTCTTCCGGGTTCATTACCTATACTACATATTTTACTCCATGGACCGCACCAATTGCTATCGTTCCGGGACAAGTATATTGGTTCCGGTTCGTATTGAATGCTTCCGATGTGAATACAAAACTTCAGACCGACCAAATATCTCCATATCCGACCTTCCCATCATTCGAGAAGTGGGATGGGGCAGCGTGGGTGACCAATCTGAACGAATCCATAGGGACTTCAATCTTACTTGGTAAGTATGAAACCATAGGCTGGACGAATTGTACTTGGCAACCAACGACCTTGTTTGTAAAGGTCATTAATACAGTTGGAACGTCTCCTCACAAGCGCGGGAGGGTATCATTCTACTATTCTGGTATTAACGCAAATCAGATTGCTTCAGCATTGACCGGACTATCACAACCATTATCTGGTGATTTGGCATTAAACTATGCCGTTCCAACTGGATATCTATCGGTTAAGACCTTCCCTATCTGGTGCGTTGGGAATAACTATGTGGGAGCAAGCATTAGAGAATTGGCCGATATGTTCTGTGTCAACGTGTCTGGTGTTAACTATCAAGCAGCGGTAAGTCATTATAATGGGTCATATACCCCAGCGGGAGCGAACTATCTCAAGTGGTCAAGAAGACAGACGCTTTTGGATGCGTCGGTCATGACATTATCCGTCGCCGGTGTGGATAATGAAGTCAGATTGATAAGTTCCCAGAACTTCCGTAAATCAGCCAAGCGTCCAGCGTCGGTAATGGTAGTTGGTCAAGATGCTTTTGGACTTCCCGTGGTCGCGCATAGAGATGATAAGGGACTGACCAACAGTTTCAGGACCAAGACCAAACTAATGCTAACGGAATATATAACAGATTCGAATATAACCACTCTACAGCAAGCCGATGAAATAGCAAAGGCAAGATTAGACCTTAACGTGCTTGATGTATGGGAGGGGGAATTGACCATAAGCGGAACCTATCCCGATTTAATGGACGTAGTTAACAGTAGTAATACCTACGGGAGTGGGAAGATTATAACGCTCACTTATCCAATGGCGGGTCTATCCGCCCAGAAGTTCAAGGTCAAACAGATATTGGTAACCCCGAACAGCACCGTCATTCAGGTCAGCAACTATGACATTCTGGTGGAGAACAACTATACGGAATCATACGCCGTTGCCAGCAGAAGTGCTACTATATTGGCCCCTACCAACGTGGATACCAATGTGTTCATAAAGATTAATTCGACTGCGATATGGACCGGTGCGGCCTATATGGAACTACAGAATGCGGCGGGAACGGCCATCGGAAGCCGTGTGTTATGCACCAAGTTCACCGACCCCACCAGGGATACTAACATTTATCATGCGGAGTTCGAAGCGGGCAATGGAACGACTACGGACGTATCTACTACCTGGGTTGCCAAGATAGGGCTATATACGGAAATAACGGCGGGAAGTTTGATATGTATGAACCAATTGGGAGCCACTTACTATACTCCCAAGTGGTCTGGAACAAGGATAATCGTTGACTTCGCAACAAAGGACTAATTATAAATAGTAAGACGTATATTACACCATCATAGGATGCGGCACGGCATTTAAATCACTTCGATGCCCCTCACTTTCAAGTGCCGCGTCCTATACTTCTTTTGAAATCAGGGAAATGTTTATATACTACTATACATATATAGTTATTGATATACATGACCGACGAAAAAGACAAAGCAAAGAAAGAAGACCCAAAGAATGTGAGCAACCCGTTCCCACCGATGGATTTCAGTAGCCAAATCAAAGTCCCGAATGGAGACTATATAGTTACTGTTACCACTGGAGTGGATTCGAGTGTCATCATGACCGAACTAAAGAACATAAAAGAAGAAAATGAACGATTGTTAAAGAAATACAGGAGACAGTAAAATGCCTAAACTAATACCCACAGAACAAAGACGACAGGCCATATGCCTGACCATGCGCCCGGATATATTGACCATGATAGATAAACTTGCCACCGAGGGGAGTCCAAGAACAAGCAGGTCAGCAGTAGTCGAAATGGCAATATTGACATATATAGAATTATCGAAGTATGAAGTGAAGGAGTGATTGAAATGAATCAAGCAGAAGAAAACATGGAAATAATATTCGGACCTAACTCTATGCATATAATAACTCTACCGAATGGAAAGAAACGAATGCTTTCAACGGTTAAGATTTGTGATAGATGTTATACATCTATTTCGTTAGATGACCTGGATTTGGAATTGTTTGCTCCATGCCCGGAAGATATCAAATGCCCTGAATGTGGACATATCAACAACCCGTCTCAGCATACACAGAACAAACGGGTTGATGAATTCGTTGAGAACGGGGTAGATGATTTAGTATATGGGGAAGACAAATGACCGACCCCATAATATTCGCATGGGCGATTATATTCGCCTTCTTCCTTTTCTCAGGCTATCTATCTATTCGATTTGCTATGTGGGCGTGGGAGGATAGAAAGTGATGATTAAGATGAAGGCGGGAGGGCCAATTCAGGCGGGAGATTTAGTTACATATGTAAATGGTATACTTGTATATGCATATTCGCCTATCCTGGTTATCCGAATTATGTATTCAGAAGAAAACGATTCAGAAGAAGTGAAAGAAGACCCGAATTATACTTCGATATGGTGATTAAAATGATACCTTGGGAGTATAACATTCAGTTCATTCGTAGAGGATTGGGAAATGCTCAGGCCACCTACACCTATCCTGAGAATATGATTAGTATTCCCATAAGTCATGGATGGGACTGCCTGCACGGTGATAATCATTATGACAGCACCATTAATCTAATAATCCATGAAACCGTCCATTGGGCGCAATTCCAAGACCTGGATGAAGAAGGATACGAACGAATGCTCCATAGCACAATCTATTGGATGAAGGATGATATATTAGAACGCATGGCCGATTATATGATGAATCAATGATACGGTTGTGCGTAGAACAAGAACAACCGACCAAAATATATATATACTACTAAAAACATTGAAGAAGTGATTAAATGATAGATATACCGAAATATAGAACATCCCCCCTCACCCACGACCTTCTTGATATGACGGAGGATTGGATGCCTCATTTTCTATCCTCAAAGAATAATATAGTTCTTAATATATATCCTCGAATTGATGAAAAGTATATTGTAGACCAATATAATCTAACGGTGAAAGCGACCTTCCAAGAACCGATAGTGGAGAAGTTCGCCCGAAACGACTTTAGTGATAGGGAGAATACTCTAAGAATAGTTCGGGAAATGGTGAGGGGTTCGAATGTATTGGGTATGAATAGACTTAGAGATAAATATAAAGAAATACATACTGAGATATTAGAATACGTCAAACCTATTACCGATATAGAAAGATTAGCAATCCACGATAAGATAATGAACTATCTCCCCACCCATCCAATACTGCTCAAAGACGCATTGAAAGCCTTAGATATCGATATGAATTATAAAGAAGTCATAGAATTACTAAGTTCTGAGGCTATAATATATACCGGAGGCGGAAACCTACGATACATTTGTTCAGCAGACCTAAAGAATAAAGTTATTAGTTATGTTGATAATGAATTACTTACCATGACCCGTCCCCGCCCATTATCCACCCTTAGAGACGGTTTTGACACTGAACTTACCACGGTATTCTTTACCAGCACGTTAGAGAAAGAAAACAAGTATGATATCCGACCATTACATAAGAACCAACCCGTAAAGTATCTATATCCCAAAGATATTTCAACCACTTTAGCCATATTCATTTAATAATAAATAATTAATTATGATGATTTAAATATTCATTGACAACGGTCTGAACGCAGAATGCGTGAAGACTATCACGATATCGTGAAAGGAGGGGTGGCATGGAAAGGTATATATACTTCAAAAATCTATTACATATCAATCAGCAAACATAACGAACTTAGAGGATATGATTTTGCTATTGATAGTATATAAGAAAATGATAGTATAGTGTGATTTATAGTATACTTTTATAAGATAAAGTCAGACTGAGAAATATTTTTTAAATATGGTTTTAACTAATTATTTATTAATTTTAACTGGCTCGATTAATAAATTGTTACGGTCTAAAACACAGTTTATACAATTGTATAATATTAGCTATATTTTGCCTAATTGTATAATATTACAATGTAATATACGTATAATATATTATATTATACTGGAAAATAGTGTCGGATTTCAGACATCATAACTATATTCCCGATACATTAAAAATACCAAGGTTTATATACATCTACTCCGTATATATAGTTATAATGATACTATGACCGACGAAAGACTTAACAAGTCAATAGACAACAACAAGCACTATATAAGAATACTACAGAACAATCTAAAGCGTCTACACTACTCCAAACAATCATTCATTCGCCCAGCAACGCAAGAAGAAGACGAACATGAAGGTTGCGATATAATAATAATCCCCCCATACAGCAGAAAGGTAAGGGTAGCCGTTAGACAGCGCGATATGAAGTATCATAAGTATAAAGATATAACCATTCGGACCTACAACTGCGGGGGGCAGACCGAGGTAGATAAGGCCCATTTCACCGATATAATGCTATACGGGTGGGCAGATGACAGACAATTCAAGTATTATCTAATAGACGCCTCCAAAATATATCGACTTCATCTACTCGACCATCTCCCAACGATAGACAATGACGACGATAGTTCGTTCGCATATATATCTATAGCCACCCTGATACATCACGATTGTTTACTTAGTCCCGAACTTACCTATCTATTCTTACCAAGCACGGAGACAAGAACATGTCAAAAAAGCAATACGACCTAAAAGCGCAACTAACGGCTGTTATAGACGACCTGACCTTTATTAGAGATAACCTACTTGACGACGATAAGCCTCTATTATGCCCCCATTGCGATAGTCGTTTCTTCCCCGTTTATACCTCACCCGACTCAAGCATCCCGAACTGTAGAAACTGTGGGAGAAAGTTCATAGTCAGCGCCATACCCGATTGCGGGTGTGACAGCGAATGAAGTGCGACGGTATAGACTTCATGCGAACTATCGCCCCCGCCAGCATTAAATGTGTCTTTTTCGACCCGCAATATAGAGGAGTATTGGATAAGATGTCCTATGGCAACGAAGGCGCAAGACAGAAGGAACGCGCGATTCGATAAAGAACCTAGAAACACACATAAGAAAGCACTTGATATTCGTGGAGGATTAACATGGAAGAGACAACGACGCTTAAGCATTATATCGTGACCCCCAAAATCACCAAGGATATGATATACCCATCACCCCGGCCACGCGATGCTAAGGGGCGGTTCGTTCCATATCGGGACGCGCAACGAACGGCCATGGCCGAGGCGTTACGTGACGTCGGTCGAAGGATATCAGCCATTCTGGAGGATTGACATGAAAGAAGATAAGGCGTTGTTATCAGAACGGGGGCTTATTTATAAACAAACGGGCAAACTCATAACAGGCAAGCGCGTCCGCATCACCATCGAGGAGTTACCATGAGCGGCACGTTATATTATCGTGCGAATTGGGAGAATCCGATGCATCAGCGGATACTCGCATTTAGGTCGTATGGTCCCGGCGCACCAATGACACTGAAACCGATAATAGGTGAATCGATTTTCGGTGAGCGCATCATCTATCGATGCGCAGAATGCAATCGAGAGAGAACTATATTCATGATGTATGATGACAGAAGAGACATCAAAGAACAAACCGGTACTGATTATGCGATTCTGACCGTCAGCCCCAACCGCGTCTGCTGTTTTGATTGCTTTGAACGCAAGTTCACCCCAGATACGACATTGATTCAGGTGGCAGATAATGTAATTCTGATTTGCCCCATGGTCAAGGCATTCAAATCTATCAAGACGTTAGATATCATTGAACAGTATGGGGGATTAAAACTCATTTAGGTAATGGGGACCGGGGGCAATCTTGGATTTAAAATTGGATTTCCCTGCGGTGTTCTATACTACAAGCGTGGTTATAAAGGCCCGATTGAATATACACTGAGGTAACTATGACGCAACAAAAGAACGAACATAATCAACTATTATGCACCAAATGCCAAGCCGTGATGAAGAATTGGAAGCATGAAGACAACATAGACGATGATTGGTTCTGTCTATGCCGAACATGTAATCAGGGAACCGAACTCTATATAAACTATGGACCTATAAATGACCCCCGCCCGACTGATAAGAAAAAGGTGTAACACATGTCGCGAAACAAAGACATATCTGGTAGCATATCTACCATTCACCATAACCATATGTTCTACATGTCGAAGCAGGATAGTCATTCACGTCCCATTCGAAGATATCAACGGAGGTGAACATGAACAAAGTAAGGACGATACACTGCATGGACGATATAGCCTTGCGAACCATCATAAAGTTCGATGAAATCGACCATCTATCCATGGAAGCGACCGTATGGTCGTCAATCATACACGATAATGATTACTTCCCGATAGTCGAGATATATCGCTTGAATGACGCCGTGACCATAATACTCCCCTTCCCGGAGTAGACTTGAAGCATTACAAGATGGTTGACGACTGCATAGTTCTACTGAACTATGTTGCCCAGCATCGGGAAGAACATCAAACATACTACAGACTATCGCCCATATTAGGTATCCCAGAAGCAACCTTAGCATATATTATCAATGAAGCAGACAAATACAAGCAACAATCATTATTATACGGGGTAGCACTAAGCGAAGGGTTCGATTATAAGATACTGCATAAAAAAGGTCATTTCATCGATGTCATCAAGCACGGTTATAGCAGATATTAGTAGCACATATATACAATTAAGGGTAATAATATGGTTTCTTCTGATATACGTGATATATTACAGCGTTTGTCCGCTGCCGAGGCCCGTATCATAGAGATACATAACTGCTCCCAGGAGATAAAGGCCGACATCAAGGACTTGGAGGAGGCGAAGGCGGACTTGGCGGGGGTGACGGAATCGACCAAGTTGGCAAAAGAGGTCACGGATGTCAGACTGGCATCCATGAACGAATTCCGTGATTCGCTTAGGGACCAGCAAGCCAATTTTGTAGGCCGAACTGAGGCAATGACGCGCTGGCAGAGGTATGATGAAGATATTCGAACATTGCGTGAATCACGGGCAGAACTACAGGGAAAGGCCAACCAATCACAAGTATTGATTGCTGAAATCATAGCAGTGGTCGGTACAGTTATATCGGTCATTACATTGTTCATACAGTTCGGTTAATAGCACATATATACTGATGAGGAGAATTATTCCCCTCAATACAAGGAGACACAAGAATGGTAGCAGTTGTAGAAATCTGTGAGTCCTATGACTCTGGTGGAGAGACTATTGAACACGACATTGCGAACTTGAATTTCGGTAGCATTGGTGCGCCAGAAATCGTAGTCGCAACCCATCCAATCACATGCGGAACTAATTCGTTCGTCAAATACATCCGTATGCACTGGACAAGCGGAACGGCTAACAAGCTGGACAACTTCCAGGTGTGGAAGTCGGCTGGAGCCTATAAGACCGAGGAAACCATCCAATGTAATCTGGAGATTGCCGCATATACCGCAGAGACCTATGCGACCCCAGTGGCGACGACCTATACGCACAACGCTATGCCTACCTCAGACCCAGGCGCAGCGAACATCGGAATTGGCGGGGCATTAGCTGGTAACCTGGTCGCAGTTGGATACAGCGATTATATCAAGATGCAGTTGCAGACCACAGTCAACACTGAAGCTGGAAACGCCAATCAGAAGACGTTCACCTTCCAGTATGACGAACAGTAAGTTTAAAATAGTTGATTGCTGAGTAATCAACATGCAACACCATTCCTGGGTATTAATACAGCGTGATGAAGAAGTGCTTAGTGGAGTAGACGACTTTCCGCCCGAACTTGCTAAATTGAACTGCAAGGCGTTCATATTACGCTTACCGGGCTTGATAAACGGCAATGTAGCCGGTTTAGCACCAGATATCGAAGTTGAGGTACCCATGGGATTTGAGTTAGTGTTCAAAAGACGCAACCAGATACATGCCGGAGAGACTGAGCAGTATCAAAGTTGGAAGTATGTCATCGGTATCAAGCCGTTGACGCAAGAAAAGGAACAATGCGAACATGACGGACGCTCACCTTGATTATGATGGATGGGAGTGGCATTATGATACCGCCGCTCCCGAAGTGCTTACACATGTAGTTCAGACCGGGTCGAATACAGACTTGCTTCTCCCAGCATCATTAGATGAATCTACGCCGCTAACTACCATAGCGGATTATGCTTTTAGGAACAACACGGTAATCACTTCAGTCATCTTTCAGAATACTGTTACCGATATGGGAATATCCGCTTTTGATGGGTGTTCCGAACTTATCGAAGCATTTCTCCCGGAAAACATCACTACCATAGGGGATTATACCTTTTCTTCATGCTTCAAACTATATAGAGTTGATATTCCAGGAGTGACGTCTATTGGACCGGGAGCGTTTCAATACTGTAAAGCCTTGGTTAGCGTGACACTCCCCAGCACGTTAAAGACATTAGCCCATAGAGTATATCAATATTGTTCTTCTTTGACCGACGTGACAATAACAAGCGAACTAACAGATATAGGATATGCAGCATTCGCTGACTGCCCACTACTCACTGATATATTATTCTTCGGCTTGGTAGCACCAACCAAAGTTGCGGATGAATGGGAGTTCAACAACGCTGTCACTATCAAAGGACATGCTTATACTACCAGTAACTTCCCCCCTCCAGATGATGCTTTCTATGGTCTGACGATGGGGGACGCTCTGAGGGAGTGACCGAATGGTCGCTTCCCCATTCGCAGTCGGTTATTATGCCGATGTATTTAGTTCACCAGAATCATGTCAGACCTCAGACGGAACTATACACGCAATAACCGTAAATCGTTATTATCATTCACACGATAATGGTGTAACTTGGGATGCGGGAGTAGTTCTTGGAACCAGTGTTACAGGAACACAGTCATCAATAGCATGTGATTCATCCGATAATCTACATTTTTGTTATACGGCAACTGGTTCAACCTCTGGATACTATAAGAAAGGAACTGTAAATAAATCAGGTTCTCCCTGGACATGGACGTTGGGTGGGGCAGATGTAGCAATCGATACAACGGGAGGGAGACATTGGGATGCTCAGTGTTTGGTTGATAGTGTAGACACCGTTCATGCTATTTATTATGTAGATACTACTACTGGACATTGGTTACATTCGCATGATGGAGGTTCTACATGGTCAACTGCCGTTAATGGAATTGCCGGCGCAAGTAATGCGACTATAAGACCATGTGTAGATTCGGCCAATAATATATATTTTGCCGCTCAAATAGCAGGTGGAGCGGCAACCATACGAAAGGCAACATATACTGCAGGTTCTCCACCGACGTGGGCAATAGGTTCACCAACTACTGTAGCCGCAGCATCCAATAAGATGTCTATTAGATGCTTACCCGATGACCGATTGGTTGTTACTTATGGTGCAACTACATCAACATCATATGTAAGACGTTCTACTAATGTTCGTGATATAACCGCATGGGATACAACATATCAATTAGAAAGCAGTGGAACCGGAGTACAGGGTGTTTGGACAGTGGTCTATGATACCGCGTCAAGATGGAGGGTCTATTATCCATCTACTGCACTTCATGCCAGTTATGATATTTTCTATAAAGAAACAAATGATAGTGGAGCATCGTTTGGTAGTAGAGTGGCAGTAACTAACGACACCAAGACAAACGCGGCGGTCCATGAAAGTCAAAAACGTTATGGAAGCAATTATCATTTAATTTATCGGTCATATCCATCAAGCGTATATCAACATAATTATATTATGTTACGCTTCGGGGCTACTATAGATAAGACCAGTGATGCTAATTTTTTAAATATAACAAAAATAAAGACCATACTGTCCGATAGCCGATTCAAATCAACCACAACCGATACCATCTTATCAGACTCAGTCTTCCAACCCATACCCAAGACCATACTATCCGATACACGATTCAAATCAACCACAACCGATACCGTACTATCCGATAGTCGATACTTCAAACCATCCAATACCAAGACCATTCTATCCGCTTCCAGATACTTCAAACCTTCTAATACCAATACCCTTCTATCCGATTCCGTCATTCAACCACTCCCAAAGACAATCCTGTCAAATACAAGGTTCTTCAAGCCAGATAATATATTAACCATTCTATCAGATTCCAAAGTTCAACCCCCTCCAATAGAGGTTCTATCAGATAGTCGGTTCTTTAAACCAGACAACATCATTACTATATTATCCAATAATATAATCCAACCGCTACCTATCAATATATTATCTAATAGCCGCTATTTCAAATCAGATAATACCTTGACCCTGTTATCCGATGCTATAATCCAACCACTACCAATTAATATATCATCCGATGCGCGGTTCTTTAAATCGGATAATGTTCTAACGATTACATCCGATTCAGTCTTTCAACCACTACCTAAAACTATAATATCAGATAGTATATTTTTCAAACCAGATAATATAATAGACGTATTATCAGATGCCAAATTTATTAAAACCAATATAGATATAACATCCGACGCTAAATTCATACGGATAATATCTATAGACCTATTATCCGATACAATCTTCTTTGGTACATATTCATTATATGAAACTTCCGATGTTAGATTATTCAAGCCGGATAATATATTAACTATTCTGTCAGATGTTCATATTAATCCCGTGCCAGTAGATATATACATTCAATCAGATAGTAGATTCTTCACGCCGTCAAATGACATATTCATATTATCAGACGCTGTCATTCAACCACTCCCGATAGATATACAATCAGACAGTCGCTATTTCAAACCAGATAACGTTCTAACTATAACATCTGACGCCATAATTCAGCCCTTACCAATTGACCTATTATCCGATAGTATATACTTTAAGCCAGACAACGTCATTACCGTATCATCCGATTCCGTCATTCAACCACTCCCAATTGACCTAACATCCGATAGCCGGTTCAAACTGACCATAACCGATACCGTACTATCCGATTCAGTCTTCCAACCGCTATCTAAGACCATATTATCCGATACCAGGTTCTTCAAACCTTCTAATATCAATACCCTTCTATCCGACTCAGTCTTCCAACCACTCCCAATTGACCTATTATCCGACTCAAGATATTATAAATTAGGTAATATAATCACCGTCTTATCTGATGCTTATTTCATTCGGTATGGTGTAATGACCAAGATATCAGACAGCAGGTTTATCAATACATACCCCGTATACAAATTATCTGATGCTCACTTCAATCCCGTGCCAGTAGATAAGACTAAGATTTCTGATGCTAAGTTCATTCATTTGCCAGTGGGAGACACACTACCAGCAACAAACATAGGAGATGATATCTAATGGCTGATAATCATTTAGATAGTGGCGGGTGGGAGTGGCACTTCGATGATACCAACAATGCCACTAAAGCCATACTGACCAGGGTTGTTAGGGTAGGAACAGCGTCTACGGAAGTCAATATACCAGCGCAGTTATTCTCAGGCATTAATCTACTTACCATTGGTGCAGGTTGCTTTAATGATACCGAAGGACGTAAGATTACTAAAGTATTATCAATGCCTTCCACCGTTACCAGTATAGGAGATTATGCGTTCTATGGTCTGACGTTGATGACCGACGTTGTCATAGGAAGCGGAGTTATTACTATTGGAAATCAATCTTTTGATAGTTGTTATAAATTAACAACCTTTACTTTACCAGATAGTGTTGTTTCGATGGGGTCATGGCCGTTCCAGAACTGTATTATTTTAACCACGGTCAATATTGGAGTGGGATTTACAACTTTAACGATATCTCCAGATAATCGTCCATTTGCTAACTGTCCTAAATTAAGTGATATAAACGTAGCCGCAGGTAATATCACCTTCGCAAGTATAGATGGAGTAATGTATAATAAACTCTTTACCACATTAATTAAATGTCCAGTAGATAATGTCAGAACCACATACACAATTCCAAACAGTGTCACAGCAATTGGTGCGATATCATTCTATAAGTGTATCAAACTTACTGAAATTATCATGGGAACGGGGGTTGTAACAGTAGACTGGTGGGCTTTTGCGAACTGTGAGGCTATTACTTCACTTTCTTATCCCAATAGCGTAACAACCATTGGAACGTCGGCAAATTGTGCCAAACTTGCATCTATACATCTTGGTAATAGTGTATCCACTATTGCGGCAGACTGGGTTCTTAACTGTCCTTTATTAGCATCCATTACCGTTGATGCTGGAAACACAACGTTCCGTGATATATCCGGCGTCCTTTATAACAAGGCCGTCACTATGATAGTAAGTGTTCCATGCGCCAAGACCGGGACATATGTCATAGCTAACACGGTTACAAGGATTTACAATTCAGCATTCCTTACCACCAAACTATCGAGCATCGTAGTACCTGCAGTCACTACCATCGATGATTGGGCATTTAATACCAGCTATCTACTTACATCAATCGTGTGGTTAGGACATGATGTTCCAACATCAATCGGAACTGGTATCTTTCAGGGAGTTCCACTTACATGTAGGGGCCACGCCTATTCTGATTCTCACTTCCCAGCACCGGGTAATGTGTTCCCAGTAGGGCAGTCTCAGGGTTCAAATGGTATATTGATGGGGGTAGTTATAACCCTCAACTCTAAAACCATTCTATCCGATAGTCGATTTAGTCCCCCACCCATTGCCAAAACTATTCAATCAGACAGTAGGTTCTTCAAACTTAATAATACATTGACCACTCTATCCGATAGTAAATTTAAATCAATATTTACTAAGACTATTCTGTCCGATACTAAATTCAAAATTCAGACCTCCCATGCTACATTGAACGCTGAGATAACCGATATCGGAGGAGACCTTTGCGACGAACGCGGGTTCGATTGGGGATATGCTTCTGGTATATATACATATACGTGGACGGAGACCGGGAGTTATGACGTTGGGACGTTCAGTCATGTAACGACTGAATTAACTCAAGGAGCCACCATATACTTCAGGGGCAAAGCCCACAATAAGGCGGGATGGGAGTATTTCGATGAAGAAAGTTTCTATCTACCCCTGGCCAAAAGAAAGACAATATTATCAGATACTATATTCATTAATAACTGTAGTAAGACAATATTATCCGATAGTATATTCAAATTAACAATCACCGATACCATTCTATCCGACTCAAGATATTTCAAAATAGGAAACGTTAAGACCATACTATCAGCTTCCAGGTTCTTTAAGCCTGATAATATAGAGACGGTTCTATCCACTTCAAGATTCAAACAAAGTTTCAGTGAAACAAAGACCTCCGACGCTCAATTAAAATTAAATAAAAATATAAATAAATTATCAGACGCACATTTCGACCCCAATCCATATTCTAAACAAAAAACATCCGATGGTCATTTTATCTATTATCCAACAGTTACCACTCAACCAGCAACTAATATAGGGGAGGATATCTAATGGTCGATGCTCACTTAGACCAAGATGGATGGGAGTGGCACTACGATACTTCTAATGCCACGGTACTAACCAGGGTAGTTCGTGTGGGGTTGGCCAGCACCGAAGTCAACATCCCAACGCAACTGGTAGTAGGAACCAATCTAACTGCCATCGGAGCCAGTTGTTTCGCTGATACCGAAGGCAGGAAGATAACTAAAGTATTAACAATACCCAGCACGGTAACTGCTATAAGGGACAGTGCGTTCAGTGGATGTGCGTTATTAACAGTATGTGCCATTGGCACCGGGGTGTTAACAATAGGCAATTGGTCGTTCAACAGTTGTACCGTATTGAGTTCTCTAACTATTCCCAATAGCACCACATCCACAGGTGTGGGAGCGTTCTATAATTGCCGCGCTATGACCTCCATTGCCATTGGCAGCGGCGTCACATCCATCGGGCAGTATTCGTTCGACGCCTGTACCGCACTGACCGCCATCAACGTAGACCCCGCCAACCCTAACTACTCCAGTTTGAACGGGGTCCTATACAACAAGGCCGGCACCACCTTGTTACGGTGTCCGGGTGGAAAGGTCGGAGCGTTCACCATCCCCAACGGCGTCACCGCCATCGGGGAAGGAGCGTTTAACACCTGCACCTCCCTGACCTCCATAATCATTCCAGACAGTGTCACGGTCATCGGGAACAGTGCGTTCTACGGCTGCACCGTCTTGGCCTCAGTGACCATTGGCGGTGGTGTCATATCACTTGGAACCAGTTCCTTCCAAAACTGCAGTGCCATGACCAGTATAATCCTTCCCGATACATTGACCACCATTGGCACAAGTACATTCAGTGGTTGCACTACCCTTACCTCTATAACGTTCTATAGGTTAGTTGCCCCTACGGTGGGAGCCAATTGGATAACTGGTGTTCCTGCCGCATGTAGAGGGCATGCGTTCTCTAACTCTAACTTCCCCGCTCCGGGGTTAGTGTGGAATGGATTGACAATGGGTACGGTCATACCTGGAGATTGGCAGTATACCGTTAGTGGCGGGAATGCGACCCTCACGGGATATACTGGTGCTGGTGGAGCAGTCACCACTCCAACAACATTGCGTGGATATCCAGTAGTAGCAATCGGGAATAACGCCTTCTTGAATAATAATACATTCACGTCGGTTGTAATATCTAACGGGGTCGTTTCTATTGGTGATTATGCGTTTTCCCAATCCGTAGACACACATATAACATCCATCACGGTTCCATACACGGTAACTACTATAGGAACTTACGCATTTAAGAATTGTGCCGTATTAGCCTCACTTAACTTTTTAGGAATGGTTAGACCAACTTCAGTTGGAGCCAATTGGATAAGTGGGTGTTCGATTGTAAATGGTCATGCATATATTGGTTCGAACTTCCCCGCACCCGGAGGCATTTGGAATGGATTGACGATGGGGCCTTATCTGCTTGAATATTATACTTACACAATCGCAGATAATAAGGCCACAATTACAGATTACGTTGGTCCTGGTGGAACAGTAGTAATACCGTCGATACTCCCAACAACGGGCGGTTATCCAGTTACGGCTATTGGATATCAAGCATTCTATCTGGGACCGTCTTTAATTTCAGTAACAATTCCAAATAGTGTAATTACCATCGGCGCACAGGCATTCTATGGTCTGTGGTATCTTTCATCCGTGACCATTGGAAACAACGTAGCGTCGATTGGCGACAGTGCATTCGGGGGTTGTGAACATCTGGTCTCTGTAACATTCACGCCGACAAGCAGTCTAACATCGATTGGTGGCGGTACTTTTGCTTCATGTCACGCATTAACATCATTCAATGTTCCAGATACAGTAACCTCAATGGGTCCGTTTGCATTTACCGAATGCGTTAATTTGTATTCCATCACAATTCCAAGTGGGGTCACTCATATTAGTGATTTTTTATTCCACGACTGTAACCAGTTGGAATCGATAACTTTTAAAATGTTGACCGCTCCAGGTGTGGGCGGGGCAAATTGGAAGACCGGAACTCCGCTTGAGATAAGGGGTCATGCATATAGTAATTCTAACTTCCCAACACCGGGAAATACATGGAATACTTTGATAATGGGGAGTAATATAGATGGGAGCAGAGTTATCCTATCTGATAGCA